CCGCAATCGTGATACGGGCTAACTCGTCTGCATCGGGCTCTTCGCCCCACTCCAAGGGCTTGCAAGCTCTTAACCACTCCGTGCCCAGCTTGTGCAGAGCACGCTCACGACTATCCCGGGCAACACGCCCCGGGGATGGCCGTTTCGCAACAGTATTCATCGCTCTCTCCGATAGGGGTGACATGCAAGGTCGGGTGCAACCGACCAACCGGACTGGATTCGATGCGTCCGGCCGCTGCAATGTACTCGGCTATTCGCTAATTTGCCACAAGTTTTTTTTCGGATTCGACGTAAGTCCTTGCAACAAACCAACTTAAAATTTCTCGAATTGGGGCAAATACGCTGTCACAAAATCCTAAGTGTCCAATTCGACCAGGGCGAACACCACAATCCCCTCCCGTCACGCAACCTCCATCCGTTGACCGTATCCGCCCCTCCCCCTACACTTGCAAGTGACGTGCCTCTACGCACGTCACCGATAGGGGTAGCCCGTCCGTGCAACTCCCTCTAGGGAGGGGACGGGCTATCTTTTACTCCCGACCATCGGATGCCGCTTGCCGCAACGTGAGAGCAAGTGAAAGCAAGAGAAGCGGGGTGTAGGGAGAAGGAAAGGGGAAGGAAGGGGGGAGGAAGGAGGGAATCGGGTTCAAACTCCCCGTTTGAGGGGGTATTTTTGACAGGTTCGGCTGACACTAATCGACAGGTGGCATCCTGGGCGAGTATCACCGTCCAAGTGGAGTACACTTGAGATCGACCACACTCTCGGCACGGAGCCATCGACGTAACTCGTTGGTATGCAACACGTTGCAGCGGTCGCAGAGCAGCAATATCAGCGACACACCACCTGGTACATCAGCCGCTCCGCAGTACCCATGAGCAGTGTCCAACCCAAGCCCCCCTAGGGCCCCCAAACTGCTTCCGCCGTTTCCTATATATAGGTTCCCTCCCCACGGGCTGCACAGGCTCTGGGGTGTACGTCGAAATGGTCATGCAGTCGGTTCTTTTGGGGGGGCACTAGACGTGTCATTGTCGGCAGAGCGACAAGACGCCACCAGAGAGGGGAGCGAATGAATAGTTGCCTATATTATCGCTTCGATTGGTCTCAGGGGCTTTATGCTTTTGAGGCCAGGCGAGGTTTAGTAGGCGCGCAATCCTGGCGGGGTAAAGGGTGACTGTCTTTTCTGCTCGGTCAAGATAGCGACTTACGGCTACTGCGGCGCTGTTAAGCGTCTCGCTATCCGTTCAGGGACCCTTTACCCGTTTTATGTCCCAGGGGGCCGGCAGGATTTTGGGGCGCTCATGTTCGGATGAGCGGTCTATCCTGGCCGCTGGTGGGTGATCTTTCAACCGCGGGCCAGTGGAGACTTCCTGCCGGTCGCACCGATTTCCCGATGCACCGAGTAGAGCCGCATTCAGTTGCCAATTTGGGGCTGTGAGCTGGGAGCGGCCACCAGCGGAACACTAGCGGCTGATAAGGCCGGTTGATAGTTTGTTCGTTGCGTGACCCATTTACCACCTTATATTTTCTACATGAGGCTTCTATTCATCAAGGGCCAGCAGGAGAAGTATTTATGTGCGATCCATTAAAGACAGCTAAAGCTGACAATAATCCCAGGCAAGAGCCGGATGAATCGTTAGGGTGTACTTCGATGTACAGCGATTTTGAATGGGATGAATATCCAGGGCCTCTTTGGGATTCGCTAGAAATTGAGGTTGAACTGTTAGTCAAAGAATACTTTGAGCAAGCTGATGCTGATCTTGCTGAGTTCATGCTTCCAGCCGGCCGCCTGATTCCAGGAGTTTGACGTACCATCTGTAGACGGACATAAGACGTGTGAGGTCGTATTCTCGGCAGGGCATTGGTTTTTGCTTTCGTTTTCGCTTTCGTTTGCACCAAAGCCGGCCCACTCCATCGGTAACTCTCTGTTTGTAGAAGTCACGAGCGATTGAAGCGAACGTCTCGCCTGCGTCTCGTCGGCCTTTGATTTCCCGGATGATGTCGCATTGCATAGGGCACCAGACCACAACCCAATGAGTTGCATCCTGCCGGTAATAGGTCTTGCCATAGCCCGGGTGTGTACGAGGCTTCAGTTGGTGGACCGCCATACTTGTCGAGGGGCGACGTTTTCGGGGAGGGGGTCTTTTGCTGCGCCGCTTGTCTTGCGATGAGTTTGCACAGAGGATTTTGACGAATGCGACGCCGGCAGCTCCGTGCAAGTCTTCCAGCGATTCCTCGCCGAAATGGACTAGATGGACGTGGACGCCGCCATCGATGAGTTGTTTCAGACATTTGGCCCGCAATGAGAGCTTGTTGTCCAATTGCCGAATGTCATAGAGGACGAGATGATCGTTATTCGCGATGCGATCTAAGACTTGCCCCCATGCTGGCCGGCGTGACCAGCTAAAGCGTTCCACTCGAATTGAGTCGGCGTAGAATTGCCATTCAGGGGCTAGCTCAGCACACCGCGCTTCGATTTCTTTTCGCATGGTGTCGAAAGGCGGAAACCGGGAGTGATCGCAGGCGTAGCCGAGGACGCTCATTTTTTCCTACTCCTCCTGGCTTTTTTCACAGCGGCCGTAGCAGCGGCGGCTGATCCGGTTCGGCTGCGAACTTTTTTCCATTGACGGTGTTCTTTCGCCGTCAGCCGGCGTCCATCGAGTGACTTTGGCATGAGGTACTCCTAAGACGTGGGGAATGCTTTGAGCTTCCGTGCCGCTTTCAATGCCTCTAATTCCTTCGAGAGGGCCTGAATCTGGCGGAGTTTCTGGGGAACTTCCGGCCCGGCTTTCGCTTTGAGATGTTTGGGAATATATTGGTGCCGGCCTTCCCAAACATACGGGTTCTGCTCCATTTCTTCCTGTATGGCTCGTTGGAGATCAGTGATCCGGGCTTTTTCGAGATCGTAGGTGCCGAGCTTCATGCCCGTCAGAAGATCAAGGGCAATTACCAGAGCGCTCTTTCGTTTGTCGGTTGCGGTTCGATACGTCGAGTAGGCCCGCGATGTGGGGAGCCCTTGGAACAGTGTGTCGATTTGCCAAATACCCGTCATACCACTCATTTGCTTCAGGTCACGACCCGTATACGGGTCCTTGCCGCTAAAGAGCTTCATCGGGATTGCGATGCCCGGGTGCATCTGCGAAACGGCCCGCTGAGCCGTACGGCCGGGTGTCGCTTGGATATTGCGAATGTCTTCAAAGGGGAAACCGAACTGGCGGATGACGGTCGTTGCTTCGGGCGAACCGCCCACCGGTATAGCTCCTTGCTCGGAAAGCCAGCGGGGTAATTTGGTTCCAAACCGATTAGCGGTAGCCGCCATGCGGATAGCCGTCGAGACCTTGCCGCCCGGATTGCCGAAGATTTCGCTCGCATGATAGATGGCGTTATGCTTTAGCCACGAGTTACCAGTTGGAATGACGGCGCCATCGTGTCGCATGATCCAAGTGCCAGATGGTGTTTGGGGGCACCAGACAACGCCCTTGTAATGTTTGCGCCCTATTCCGCCTCGTTCGTGATGCCGAATGGTCCGGCTACGTTTCACGTAGCAGCCGTTCTTTTTACTGTTGAGCCAGGCGTTTTTGTCCGTCAAGAGACACAATAATTGAAATGCTTCGAGCACAGGACGACCATTGGGGCCGCTTTGGGCAAACCGGGTGAAGTGGTGTTCATCACTCTCATGTGCTTCTGCAAGAACCATCGCCTCGTACATTGCCTCCGCTGCTTCACGCGAGAGTCGGGGAACGATCTTGAGTAGGTCTTCTCGCGATTGGAAAACGCTCGTGATGGCTTCGGTATCCTCACGGCTTACGGGAACCGCACAGACGCCGGTGTCTGAGTGTGGAGGACGCTGTCGAGTCCCGAGCAGCGCGGCAACCAGCGCGAGGTGTTTTTTGGGGGATTGGTACACGAGCATCTCGCAAGAGCCGGTTCCCGGTTCGGAAACCGCACCTCCAGTCGTTCGCCATCGGAAGTATCCATCCGTGACTACCCACCCCAGAATGGCGGCGTGGCGCGGAGAAAGTACGCTGTCCGTTTCCTGATAGTTCCCGACAAGTGGGATGCGATCACAGGTGTTTAGCTCGCAAGCACGCTTCATGCGTCGCTCGCCACCATACTGTTTGCCCTTAACGACACTTTTCGTCGTTTCGGTTGGCCATCGGTGGTCGGGTGTGAATTCGAAGCCGCCGGTTCTTCGTTCCAGCGTCCACAATTCGCCGTCGTAATCAAAGGTTGCGACGTCCTGCAACGGTTCCCATCGAAGCTCGTGCGTCTCGGGGTCTAGGACCAGCACGTCTTCTCCGGCAATCAATTCAGGCCACCGTTTCCAACCATCCCGGGTGAGAATCTCGTGGTCTTCGGGGACACAGTAGAACGGGAACACGAACCGACGCATTATATCCCGCTCGAACGGGGTAAATGCCTTGGCCGAATAGTCATATTGAACCCGCTTGACGAATTGGGCGGCTTGCTCCATCGTCATTCCTGCGTCTCGGCATGCGCCATAGAGTGGCAGCCGATTCATCGACTCGACGTATGAATAAGCTCGCTCCCCAATTGCCATGGGTACGAATTGAGCCTCGCTACGAGCAATCGGCTGCATACCCAGTGCTCTCGGGATACCCCGAATCCGGGCCGGGTTCCATGTTTTTGGAGCCCCGAAAATCCAGCGGAGGCCGCCACCGGCTGCCCCGAGATCTTCGGTTGACCCCTTCAGTTCCGTCACGAGCGTCTTCTGCAAGAGTTCCGCCGGCCCGACTTCACTAGCATACTTCCATGGCTGTTTGCCGCCACTGTGAATCCAGCGAGAGACTTGCTTGAGCTGATTGCCGTACTGGCTGATCGTGTAAGGTCCATCGGCAGCAAGATTCTGAAACTGGCCCGCCGCGAAGTTTCGGACATGGAACGCAGGCCAACTCAGGGTCCATCCCGCTTTGATACCGGCCGTCCAAATATCGAACATCTGGCCAGCCATGCTGTGAACTTTGCTGCCGGGTTCCGCGATGTCTTGGAAAATCTGGAGTGTTTTAGCCGTCCCGGCCGGCACGTAGATGTCGCTACGAGCTGCACCGAAATCTCTGGCGAAAGTATCGAGACCGTCATCAGTGAGGGCACGGGCCGTTTTGGCTTGTCGACCGAATCGTGTAGTGACACTCGCCCACGCTTCTTCCAGAGGGACAAATCCTGGTTTCTGGGTCGTCGTGGCGACGCCGTGCAAAAAGTTGTGTTTGACCATCAAGCCGTGGAGATAATCGAGTCCATGTGTCACGTAGGTAATGTGATCCTCGACGATCGTTCGATTGAAGAGGCCATCGGGAAGTGCTGGACCGCCGTATAGCCACGAGGCCAAGTCATCCGTTACGGAATTGGCTCCTTCGGCCACCTGGATCGACTTACCGTCGATCGTTTCTCGAATCGGATCGATACCCTTTTCCAGTCGCTCCAAGGCTCGGGCTAAGTTTTCGTTGTCGGTGGCCCCCTTCTTGATCCATCTCGGACGTGTCGTATCCTCCACTGGGATTTTCATGCCACGATGAAGTTCCCGGTCAAATGCCGGCTTAAGATGCCCATGATACAGAGCTTTCCTCCGGAGGACTGTATCGGAATCCTTGGCAGTGAATGCGATTCCTTTATCCCGTAGGATGGTCTCATAGGCAGCCCGTTGGGCTTCTTTCGTGTAGAGTGGCGGGGGCACTAGGGCGCCCGCGCTGCCCTGTGTAGCATCATCCAGGGCAGAAATCGGTACACGGATCTGGTCCATGAACCCGTTCGGGTTAAGTCGGCTAACTACAGCATTGTCGCCCTCAAACGCCACAATGCGGCCTATTCCATCGAAAGTTTCCTTGAGGCCGGAAGTCGACTTGAGCCGGACGATCTGTTCCTGGTGAAAGCCGCCGAAGTTTTTCTTGCTACCCCGAATCACCTTTGAAAGGGCTGCATCGGCCGGTTGACTCCAGATGCCCTCGCCCACGAGGCGGTTGATCAAATACGTTCCTTCAGGTACGTCGAATGACTGGAGTCGTTTAAGTGAATAGTCGAATCGTCGAGCGCCCCGGAGTCCTTCTTCCTGGGCTACTGTGAGGGCTCCCACCCGTCGACGGGGCATGTGGGCCACAAAGGCGGCTCGCATTACGGCGCCATCACCACCGTAGGCCAGGATGCGGCGGAAAAGTTCGTCTCGGACATCGGCCATCGAGTTGGTCGCTAGGTTGTGCAATCGGCGAGAGAATTCATTGACTTCGTCTAATAGTTTCAGGTTGTTGGTTGGGATGTGGAATAGAGCAGAGATTTCTTGTTCAGTCATCCGGGCTGCACCATTGATCCTCGACTGAACTTCAGTGACATAGCGGCTGAAATCGCGGAATTGGGTTACACCCCGAGTATCACCTGCCACTTCGGCATACTTCTGGAGATGTTGGGCATAGATTTTGGCCAATTCATCGTGTTCGGCCGCCAAATGGGGCAGGAGACCCTTGAGTGCGCCGGCTCGATGGATTTCGACAGCTATTTCCTGTTCAATCGCTCGTTGGGCCGTGCCGCCTCGTTTTCCTAGGGTAGTAGCGCCAAAATGGCTTCGTAGGGCGGGAATGAGGCCACTTTTGTAGTAAACGGCGTCGAGGGCCCGGGCGGCTGTTTTGCCCGTACCGAATGTAGCGATTGGATGTTTGCCTAACAGGGTGCTCCAGACACCCCAAGTGGGTCGGAGTCCCAATAGGGCCCGTTCGCCCGCTTCGACTTCGGCAATCTTGGCTGCTGGGGTAGTGCCGAGAAGGCGGCTCGGAAGTTTTTGAAGTTCTTTCAACCCTTCTTCGCCCGCCTTAAGACCGATAGACGGTTTGGCAAGTTGAGTCGCCTTGGTCAATGCCTGCTCGGTCTTACCGAGTTGGGCAAATTCGTCAATTTCTTTAAGTGCCTTCTGGCCCAGCCGGCCGATCTTGGCTCCCTTCGCAGTAACAGGAAGCAAACCAGGTAAGAAGGGCGGGGCGAGGAACAGATCGGTTGCGATACCTGCTACGTCCCAAAACGCTTCGGCTGGATCGCGTTTCCAACCGGAGATGCCGGTTGGCTTGTTTCGGGGAGCCCCAAATCGCTCCAGGACTTCCCGGCCCCAGATATGTTCTTCAGGGACGGGGATACCCATCTCGGTAAACTGTTCCCGAAAGGTTCCTGAGAAGGGAATCAGGTGGAGGAGTTGCTTGATATCCTCTTTAGCCTTTCGGGGTTTACCGGAGAGCGCGCTGCCGATGGCGGCTACAGTGCCCCGGGTGGCGGCGAACGGCTTGTCGATGGCTCCACCGATGTAGGCTAACCCGCCGAGCGCCCGGCCGAGGATGTTACGTCGTTCTTCCTCGGTGATGGAGGGTGGGAGCGGACGGCGACGGCGACGCTGTGGTGCGCGGCCAGGCAGGGCGGGTAATTGCAAAGTCGGAAGATTTCCTACAGCCATGAGTTAGCACCTCACGATCATTTACTAGATCGAATCGTTTTATTCGATCATCTTATGGGCGTAATCCCATGCCCGTTCCGCCCATCGGCATACCAGTACCCCCCGAACCAAACATGCTGATGAGTTTGCCGAGATCCATCAAAAATCTTGTATATTCCTCTTTGAGCGTTGGCCGTTTCAGTGGTGTTTTGGTTGTGGCGGCAGACGGCGCTGCTTCGCTTGGTGTAGGCGGAGGATACGCCGGAGAATCCCAAAATCCCGGCGTGGTTGGTAGGGCCCTAAGTGCATCCCATGCCGCTTCGTCACCACCCCAGAGTTGCTGAAGTCTGTTGAGTCTTTCGATGTCTCCGCGTTCCTGAGCATCGAGCACTTCTGCCATCACGTCTTGCGGAAGTTGAGATCGAAGTGTTGGGATTGGCGCTGTGCCTGGTGTCCCAGGTTGTCTTGGTGGAAGAATAGCGCCGAGCACTTCTGGCGGAAGTGGTTGACCAACGGCTCCGTAGCCCGCGCCAATTTCTGTCGCAGCAGCAAGTCGCCCCATGGGAAGCGAATTCGGTCCCTGTAGCAACACTTCCTGTGCTGGAGTGGAAGTGCCTGCGCCGACTGCTTGGGCAGCCCGTCCCAACGCGAGTGCCTGTGGCGTCGCGCCTGTTCGCCGAGACAGCATGAGCATTTGGCGCATGTCTTCGGGAGCCGTAAGCCGGGCCATGCGAGCATTGCGACGTGCGGTGGCTCGTTCACGCACGCTTTGCTTGCTGATATCCCCTTCTGGGGCCACCTCGGGAAGCATTTCGTACGTGGAGGGCATTCCTTTCGCTGCGCCTGTGACAGCGCCCGGGCCGACACGCGCCCGCCAGTCGTCTTCCCCGGGTTCATTTCTTCTCTCGACCATGGGCCTCGGTTCTTCTTCCTCAGGAAGAGGTAGCCGTGCGACGGGAAGGCTCGGTTGCCACGGATGTTGGGGGAGACGCGCTCGTGCGCCGGGCTCGACGCCAGATACGACGCCCGTGTATCCCCGACCTCCTTGGCTGACGCGGGTTCGAGGCGTGACTGCCCCGTGCTCGCTGACCGCAAGGTGCTCGTAGGGCCACTCGCCCTGCTGTGCTTCTCGCTGCCAAGCCGGCAAGATGTTCGGTGGTCCTTGCAACATCTGCGGGTTCTCGGCTGCTTCTTTCGCCACCTGCGAGTACAACTCATCGAGCTTGCGTCGGGCGAGTTCCTCATCTGCAACGTCAAGCGGATTGATTGCCCTCTGCTCATCGCCAACTACAGGGAGAATCTCGGGTTGGGGAAGCGCAGCGGGCGCTGGAGGCATCGTCGGCATGATTTGCATTTGCGGTCCAAGCAAGCGGGGCGAGGCTTGTGCGGACGCCGGAGGCATTAGAGAAGGCTGCGTAGACTGCACCGCAGTAACCGAGGGAAGCCGGGGGGCCTGCGCCATCGTAGCCGCACGCCGGGCACGTCCCGCTGCCAAAAGAGGATCGGCAGGTGCTTCTTTTTCGGCAATCGGTTTTACTAAAGCCGGCGGACCAAGACCGGGCACTTTGGTGCTCAAATATCCTAAAGCCCCCATTATGCCCGATGACCATGGCCAACTTTCGCTGTAGTATTTCTCAGGATCTTCTCCCGGCTCTCGGCCTCCTGGCAAAGCCCATCCTCGGCGTTCTGGCCAATCTGTTCTTCCTTCGAGACCAATCAATCCAGCCCCAATACCAGCAGCACCGGCAAGTGTCTTTCCGGCGGCTGTAAGTCCTCGCGTCAGAATAGGTGGTTTAGTAGGAGCAGTAGGGGCAGAAGGCGGCAAAGGCGAAGGTGGTGGTGGTGGCATGTACGTCGGCGGTGCCGGAGGGCGCATGGCCGTCGGCATTCCAGATGGCATGCGCGGTGTAACCGGCCCAGGGAAAATACCTGCGAGTACCGGCGCTCTTCTTTGTCGTTGAAGCTTCTTTTTGCGTTTGCTTGGTTCTCGGTACATCTTGTTTGTCTCCTATTTTGCAATCGTGTCCAGGCGAGCCTCAAGGGCCTGCCATTTGTTGTGCATGGCTTGGAGCCGATCTTGCATACGTTGGTCTATGTCGCGTATCTGTTCGGTATGCTGGGTACAGCGGGCGAATCCACTCCCATTGGTTTCGTCAAGCCGATTGATTCGAGCCGCCAGGGTATCCGAAGTTTCCTGGAGATGCTTGAGGTTTTCGCCGATCCGTCCCTCGAAATTGCCCATGCGAAAGGAAAGGACAACGGCAGCGACGGCGAGGCTCATTAGATTGAACGCCGTCCCAATGATGATGGCCGCCAATTCAAGATTCATTGGTTATCTCCTGTTTCATTATTTTGGGTGACCAGTCGATTTTTCCAGGGGAACGTCTCAACGGGCACCGGCTTATCGAGAAACTTACACAAGAGTCGCCAGCCTTCGGTAACTCGGAATATGAGCAACGGACGATTCCTGTTTTGGCAAAACGCCTTGACGGCAAGCAAATGGCGCGCGTAAGCGTCGAGATACAACGTGCGGAGCGGCCACTTCGAGCCGAACAGCCGCTCGTGTGACCGATCCGCTTCTTCGATCTCCGACCAACAATCCTTCCTTTCGCGATTGTGAATCGCGTCGATGTGTGCGGCGATTGAACGATACCAGTCGTTGGGATCGCGGACTGTCAGAATACACTTAGCGTCGGGATACGCTAGGATTAACCACCGCCAGTATTCACACTCGACAATCGCTTCCAAGTCATCGAATCGCCGAAAGTGATCCATTCCGAACTCGACTTGGCAATCATGTACCTGCGGTGGGTATCGATTTCCAGCCGCGTGCTGCGATTTATATCCGAGTTGCGTAAGCGCAGCGGCAAGTGAAGCCGTTCCTGTACGAGGTAGACCGATTCCAAGTACCTTCATGGTTTCGCCTTCTCCGGTTGCCACTTGTGAGTTCTACGCCGCTTGCGAACATATTGGCGATTGTTTTGGAAGTTTGCCGGGTTCAGCCCGTCGGCGTTCCAAAGCAGACTCGGTCCATGGTCGATTCCATCTTGTGGATGGTGGTCGATGTGATAAACAACCACGTCGCGACTCACTCGAATTTTCAAGTTTTCTTCGATTCGATCGTGTTGTACGCGGTCATCAGCACCATAACCGACGCATTTTTCTTCCCAGGGGCAAGTCGCCCAGTGCTCGGCCCACATAGCGATCACGCCTTCACAGCCGGGATCAGCATGGGCTTCCTTGTGTCGGCGCTCGAAATACTTAGCTTTGTGGTAGATGGGAATGATGGCCTCGTCCGGTCCGATAGTAATCATCCGCTCCCAGGCTTTCGGCGTGTAAGCAATGTCCGTATCACTACAGATGATTAGTTCGCCACCAGCGGCAATCGCTTGCTTTACCCCGACGTTCTTGAGACCCGTGATCCAGAACGCCGGTTTCCCGTCGATAGTCGGCAGGTCTTCCTTCGGATAAACGATATATTCGGCGTAGTCCGGCATATCGTAGGGTTTATCCGTCACGACGTATACGCGGACATCTGCCTGGCGATAAAGACGATCGTTCCATTCAAAGTGTTCCCGCAATCGCCAGTCGGGTATCTCGTAGTGGCAAAGCACAACAGCGACTTTCAGCCCGGTCCCCAGCTTCCAGAGTCGGCGGAACGCCTTGATTTGTTTGACGATTCGCGGCTCGAATACATCTATGCAGGCAGTTCGCATCCGGCAGCGCCAGCAAACTTCGGGGGCATCGTTGGTCATTTGTTGTCCCGAGATACTATCTCGAATCCGCTCCCAGCGGGCAACCAGCATCGTCAGGTCATCGGTGAATACGTTGCCGGGCGAAGCGAGTCCTCTCCAGTCGTGGCAGCAGATATGGACGTTGCCGAAGTTGTCAATCACGAACTCGACGTGCATTCGGGCGCATGGGTTATTGCGCTCCGTCTCACCGAGCGCATCGAGTCGTCCGTCCAATCGATTGTCAAGCACGACCACTTTACTGACGTGCCGTCTCAGAGAATCCAGGTTTCTAACGGATTTTGGATCGTGGTTTGTCAGATAGACTTGATCGAATACAATGAAACGAGAACAGTCATCCGGTAGCATGGTGCCATTCGTCCAAAGCAGGAATCTTGCTTGGGAGACACGCTCCCTGATCCGGTCTATCAGGCCGAACATCCGCTGCGCCTGGACCAGCGGTTCGTTGTAGTAATGGAACGCCACAAAACCCGTGAAGTGGAATTCGTCATACATGCGCTCGGCAATCTCGACGATCGTATCATCGTCCAATAAGCGGTCCGTATCGAGGTGTGAGTAGCGCTCGGGATGTTGATTTGGGCAACGGTCATGTACGTCACTTAGGTTGCAATCAGAACCCAACTCGAAACAGAGCAGTTGTGTTAGTGCCATTGGGTGTACGAAGGCAATCGGCGAACTCTCTTCGCGCCTGGCCAGATAGATTGCGAGTTTCACGACACGGCGGGCGACGGCATCCGTGAAGGGCAGTTTGCGAACGGCGGCTTCTTTACGAAGCCAGCCGATAACCGTTTCGAGATTTGCCTCGCACCAATCGCACCCGCGCAAGTCCATCAGTGCGGCCCATTGCTTACACTGACAGCCGCGATTTGCAGTGATCTTGAACCACTGAAATAGCCGCTTCAGTTGCGTGCCGGGGCCTTTCGTCAAGGGTTTCGTCGTAAGAGACGGAGGCAGAGTTTGCCCTGGTCCACGGCCCTCTTCCCAGGCCCGCCAGTATTTCACCCCGGGCGACTCGCCACGTTGACCGGCGTGGCAGAGTTGGATCAGGCGAGGGGATTTTTTGCAATTGTGACGCTTGCAAAAGACAGAGCCCTTCTCAGGAATTTCGCATTTACACTCGTATCTGATCATTCTGTGATGTCAATGTAGAAGGAAGGGCACTCGCTGGGCCACTCTTCATCGCAGCACTCACAATCCGAGCTGCTGGATCGAAACGGACCAAATCTAATAAGCAACGGATCACATGATGACTCATCTTCGTTATTGGGACAACCTGAAGTATCAAGGTATTGACATTCGAGATGTTCAAACCAAGCAGTAGGACCGCCTGCATCAAATGCTTTGAGGATGAAGCTCTTCATTCCGTGTGCGGCACCGCATACGAAGTCCAAAGGTGTTGCGAGACCATCTTTAGGACAATTCCCCGAACCTTTCCAGTGCGAATCCGCTTTGAGCCCTACAAGAGGTTCTTCACTCAACGGAATCGACCAGCCCTCAAGAGCGGCACATCCCCCAGTGAATGTGGCTGTAAGACTTGCTGGTATACATTTGTTTAAGCATGAGCAATCTGTTTCGGGACAACCGGGTAATTCTTCGTCATGCCGCCACCATCTGAAATCGTCGAATGAGATGAGGGTCGTGCCAAGATTCATTAACCCTACATACCTGCCCTTTTCCCCGTTGTGACAACATGTAATGCCTTGCTCTCCATTGCTATTGGTCATCGAGTAGTTGTCTCTTTGCGTCCATATTGCCGATGCTCTTTCCTCTTGACAGGGTGTACCGGGCGAAACGGGAAACCATTCTGATGTTTCCCCTGGTAATAATAATTGCTCTAGAAGACCACTTCCTTCATCCTTGAATGCCCATGAGGCAACGAAGGAACCTGTGCCGTCTAGATTGCGGGGGCAGACGCCATAACTCGCACCCGCGGCAATGTCACATAATCTTACATCACAACGACCTGCTCGGAGCCCGGATGGCTTTTTGTACTGTACATGAGCCTCCGGAGGCAAAAATAGACGGCCGTCTTGAAGATACGGTTCGCCGTTGATTACAGCCCAATCGTCACCGAGGGAATCTCGGTTAAAATTATCTTCGCCAATCAGGCAACTTTTTTCGCAACAGCACCGTCGATCCATGATCAGACTCCCGGGCAAGAGCCGGGACTGTCACAGTCGCCCGATACGGCCGCATAAATGGTGCCGTATTCATCGCTTGCTCTTGGCACGAAAATCCCGGTGGCGCCCGCCAGTGGATATGGTCCAGTATCGGAATACCACCAGTCGATCGCCTTTTCTTTCTCTGCGCTATAGGTCCAACTGTGTGTCGCTGAACTCCACGTTCCGGGGTAGACCTCGAAAACGATGCCGCGCCCCGGATGATCCTCGGCAAGACAACAGCGAATAAGTTCTATTGCTGTTTTCGGTATTGGCAGTGCCAGTACCGTCCCCAATGAATCGACCCAGCCATCTTGAGGAGTCGTCGTGCAATGTCCGAGTGATCGTAGCACCTCCCATTGGGAGACCGAAACGAATTCTCCTTCCTTTAGCGGATCGATTTCGTAAGGCGTTGGCACGTTACACCGGGTAAAGGTGGCTAAAGTTGACCGGCGGATGGAAAATCACTTGTCCCTCAGACGAGTAGACGTTGGCCCACAAGCCCGTTTTGGGATTCCATTTCTTGTTCCAGCCGTAGGGATGATAAGGCCAGCGGTAACGTATGAAATAGCGTGGATAGTAACCGGGCCGGATCGCACGCTTGATGTACGGATCGCTATGTAGAAGCGACTGAGCGCCAAAGGAGATACCCAGTGTCAAAGTCGAGACAGACGAGGCGTTGCAGCCGCCGACGTAGCTCATGGAAGCCGTGGGGCCCGCGGTGACGTTGTAGAATTCTAGGACGTAGACGAGCCGGCAATCAAGATGCGTCAGCCAACCCTTGATGAGTTCGCCATTCGCTTCGTCTCCTTCCTCCCCTTCCCACCGCAGTTTCAATCCCTCAGCGTCGAAGCTCATGTATTGTTTGGCCGGCTCGATCGTCTCGGTAATCAGCCAGGTTCCGAACAACACGGGTGCGCGAGTCGAGTAGTTAAGGCGAATCAAAGCCGCTTCGTACTGGGCTAGGCCGTTTGCATCGAATGTCGCCCTGCCACTTCCGGTGCATTCCGCGGAATAGAGATAAGCCTGAAGATTGGTGTTATATGGCCAAAGCTGACCGGCACCTCCATTCATTGCCCCTAATTCATTTATTAGGTTGTAGCGATCGGCCCAGGCCGTGCGGACCCATCGCTTCCCGACGAACTCACCGAGTCCCAACCACTGCTCATGAATGGGCTGCCCACCGGAAATTTGGTGTCGGGCAATTTCCAGGTAGTCGGTCATGCGCCGGCTCCTAATTGACCAATTTGTTCGCCCAGGTTTTGAACGGAAACTTCCAATTGGACGAGCAATTCGTGATTCTGTTCGCACATTCGGGAGATGGTTGCAAGCTCTTCGCCTTCGCCTGCTCCATCACCCATTGCTGTGCCTTCTTCAGGGAATGACGGTTCCCGCCAAATATCGAGTTTCGGCGACGGAAGAGGAGGCGCTTCACCCGGCTCGTACTCCTGGAAGCGAATCCCGCCTTCCGACTCGATAATCGGGCGGTCGGGTTCAAAGATTTCTTCTCGCGGTGGGGGAGGTGTTGAATCTGATCCGAACGCCGAAGGTAGCGGCCGATCCGCTTGGAACATGGCATCCGTGTCGGACGGGGCTTTCGATGCGTCACGACCCTCGATAGCAGATAGCGGAGTAGGAGTCGCTTCCCCAAATTCTTCTGCCACGTTTGGGGGGGCAATCCCTGTTGGCGTTGCTTTGGGCACGCTAGCTGGTTCCAATGGGGGGGACGACAGAGGTATCTCGTGTGATGCGGTATCCGATGGAGGCGTTATGCGTTCAATAATGGCTGGTGCTTCGCTGATCGTCCCTGTAGCCGCTTCGGGCGGTTCGGTCGGGCTTGCAGTCGTCGGCGGCAACATCGCTTCAGACGGCTCGACACGAGCCTCAGAGGGCAACTCGCCCCGTTCAGGCTCAACGGTCTCCGGCAGTGTAGGCGACGGCGTATCGAGGGAACCGGGGAGTGATTCCGTCTGGACGGGCGGCTTTGCGGTCGGAAGCCCCGGTTGAAGTTGGACCCCTACATCATCAGGGGGGGGTGATACGTCGGGCAATTCAGGTGGAGTGGGCGCTGTAGGGGCTGATGCAGCTTCTGGCGTCGGACCGGCTCGGCTGGTGACAATGTGCAGCGGCTCCGATTCGATCGGCCCCCCCCCAATTTCGGGTGGCGGCAGAATCGGTACAGAAGTCGTTTCTTGCACCGTCTGATTGGACTCGAATGGATTGGGCACCGGCTCACGGGCTTCCACGGCGTCTTCCTCTTCATCCCAGGGAGGCGTGACTTCGCCTCGTCTGGCCTGCTTGGCCGCTTCGTATTGAGCCCATCGAGCATCCTTTTCCTGTTGATAGAAGCTGCGACGCAGTTCGCGCTCCTGGTGCATGGAGGTAGCGCGGAGTCGCAATTTGCGGTCGACCCATCGCTTTGCACGAAACTGTTCCGCTTCCTCAGGCGTGGTCATCAGGTGCCATCCCACTTCGTGGCAAGAGCCGGTGTGATGATATGGCCGGCCGCCGTGCCGCTGAATCCACTGAACTCCAGTTTCACCGTAGCGGCGACTTGACCCGGCCGGCGCCGATCGGTAATCCAGGGCTCGATGCCGTGGACTCGCATCCAATCGATGTCCCAATAAGTCGAATCACTGACGTACCAGAGCGCCGACCCGATGGTTCCGATAGCGGGGAAATCATTCGGATCGTCAGTGAGCATCCGCCATTGGCCGCGGCAGTCAATGTCGCCGTCCGTGTGCATCACCTGACCGTCGGTAGTTGAAGTGACATACCAACTCATATCTTTGGCATAGAACTCCAACTCCATTTCATCGACGTTGTAGGTCTCATAGCTCTGTCCGGCGAAGTCTGGGAACATCCCTTTGACGCAGACCGGGTTGGGTTGAGTGGAATCGACGGGAGCCGTTTCGCCGAGCGAGAGTGCGCCATGGCAAACGAACGTGACTCGGGTTTTAAGATACCCGCTTTGACGGATGGGCCACATCAACTTGATCGATTGGACCTTAGCCGTGCCGCTGACACCCAGGTCGCCCGTGTTGACGGCTGCCCCGAGGAATGTGATCGAATCATTGATCCAACGGGCTGTTTGGCTAGTCGCCTTGGCATAGAGTTCGTAGAACCCCCACCAGCGGTCATTGCCGCAATCCCGCATGACGCCACCGGCCGTGTTGCCGGCTACCAATGCGACCAGCTCTCGGGTCGTATGGATTTCAAAATAGTCGGTCGTCGATTCGCCATCGACGCCGAGATCTTTGCCGCGGATAACATTGCCAAGCATGATTGGGCTCCTAAGTTCCGATGAGGGTCGCGTGATTGAAATAGCAGTCAGTTACGCCGGTCCAAGCACTGGCCCAGCCGGCGATCCCTTCGCTGAACTTGATAATCGCATTCAAGCGTTCTGCGCTAGGTCCGTCTTCCGTCTCGACGAGATCCGTGTTGCCAACGTAGCTTTCGCCTTCCCAAGTAAGTGCATCCTTGAGGTACGTATCCCAACGCAAGAGAGCCCGGAGGACGGCGAATTGCACGTCGAAGAACGAAGTCATACGCAAATCACCAGTCGAGACCAAGACTTTCCAGATCAGGGTGCAGAACGTGCAGTTGGAGGCCATGCGATCGCCCGGTTTCATTCCGGCCTGAATGATGGCAACGCGAGGCTGCGCATCAGGGAATCCCCCCTCATAGAGCTTCACGGCGTCGCGCGTCGTGACGACGTATTTGAGGCGATTGCGCTCAGCGACTAGATCGGCAAACCCACTGGAATCGTCCAGCGTGTGGGCTTCGAGCATAGTCCAGAGCGCTTCGTGAATGTCGTAGAATGGATTGGACATCAGCTTGCATAAGTCTGATCGTAGTCGAGCTGGGCCATTACCTGAGTAGCCAGGGCGTCCGAGCCGGACTGGTTGGCAGTGATTACGATTTCGAGATAATCATCTGCGGCGAATGTATCCGTCGTAATGGTTCCGGCGATGGCCGTATTAACGGCGGAGGAACTATTGAGCGTGACGGCGGCCGAAAGGATGCTCGTGCCATTCTTCTTCACGTCGACCGTAACCGTGGACGACCCCGCACATGCTGTCTTTTGAATGACGCGAAATGCCAGGAACGATCCGGCACCGCGGGGAATGCCGATGTACTTAGTCTCCGTGGTTGCCGTTCCCGCCTGGGCTAAAATAGCCTGGTAGCTGTTATTCGTCTTATTGGCATCAAGCGGGTCGCCGCTGGAGACTTTGGCGTTGGTGACGGTGGCGTCGGGGAGTATGACGTTGGAATCGGGGCCGAAATACATGTCGCCCATGACGACCAAATCTTCGGGAATACGTACGGGATCGGACATGTTGTTTCTCCTGTATCAATTCACCGCATTAAGCTGGATCTGTCCCGTGCGGATTTGTTCGAGTTTGTCCATCGCCCACTGGCGGCGGAACTCCAAGTTATGGAATGGTCGTCCGTCCTTATCCCGGTCGCGGCATCCCTGGCCGTCATACAGCCAAACACCTGCCAGGACGGCTGCTATATTTTTGATCATCCGGGGTGTCGAACCGGCCGCGTCGGCGATTCCTAATTGGTTGGAATATGTTGTGGTTCGAAGTACCGCGTCGATTTCTTCGCCCGCCTGGGCGATTGCCTCGGTGATTCGGGACGCCTTCTTGGTAGCGTCCCCGTCCAAATCGGCCCAGTCGCTGATGGCATTCGTGCCGAAGACCAATTCCATGTCGGATTGCTCACAGTAGATACTCATTCAGGATCTCCACCAGCAACCGTTCGATTGATAGATCCGTAATTCAACCGGCCCGTGCGGGCACGAGGCACGCCGGCTACCTGCGCATGATGGCTACGGCAATCGGCTTCCTTGGCCTTGCGGAGCGTCGTATCATAATCGGCCGCCGCGTAGCGGGCGCCTTTCATTCGCAGGGCCGTGGCTAAGTGCATCTTAGCGCAGGCTACGAAAGCATCGTACACAGCAATGTCCAAGTCGATCGGGTCGACGATTCGATATTTCACGGCGCTGGCGCTATTGGTTACGACCGCATCAAGCGTGAGACTGGTAGTGCTGGCTACTGCAATGATCGACCGCTGTTCAACGTAGGGATACTTTCCCTCCAATCCACTTGGCGCATAATCCGTGCTGGGACCAATCCGCAGAAGAGAGCCGACCATTGCCGAGTTGAAGCTAGTGCCAGTACCCGTGATCGTTGCGCTACCCACCGTAGCCGTGATGGTGCCGGCAACTTCTTCATCCTCATGGCCGCTGTATCTTAGCTGGCGAGGACGACGGCGATAGGGAACATCGAGTGTCTCATCTTCATCAGTGGGTGGCCATAAATAGAGCCCCATAGCACCATACAGGTCTTGCGGTGCCCCGACGGCATATCGCTCGATATTTCCCGTTCGCGTTTCGTACCGAATCAAGCGCTCGATTGTCCCTTTATCGGTCTCCACTCCCAGATGCCAGTCATCTTCGTCCATCGGCCGGTCCATGGAGACGAAATCGTTGGGGAGCCGATACCAGCGGGGAAACAAAGTGCCGGTGGTCGAACTGACATCGGCTGTCGGGCACATGACAGCATCGAGGGTGAGGACTGTATCGCTTTTCTTTTGCTCCACGTCACAGATAATTTCCGGATCGCCCAATCGGATGCAGGCGTCCTCGGCCCAATCAGGCCATGTCTCGCCGTCTGTGGTCGCAGTGAGTTGTCGTTCATAGGTGCCGCCGGTCAAGTCAAACGACACGGTAGTAAATTCATCGGGAGCATAGACGGTGATTCGGTGGTTGGCATGGAGAAACGACCAGTCGTGGGCTGAAGCGATGTTGCGGTAAGCTCGCTGGATGCACATCCGGCGCAGTGTCTGATCAGCTCCCACGCCCTCGTAACGAGCGAAGTAGTCCAACTCCTCCAGAATATCGGAATAGGTATAGAGGTACGGAGCAGTCATGTCGTTTCATCAACCATTGACTGAATTAGAGGGCTCCCGAGAGTTTTTCGGTAGCCGCTTCCGTCAAATCGGCGTACTTTTTTGCACTGATGCTTCCTCCGTACTCTCGCTCGACAATTAAGTCGACTTCCTGCGCTACTACGTCGGGCGCAGGCCGGTACGGTTTTTCGTGAGGGTCCGATTCCGGCTCGCGCTGCTTGACGTTTACTACGCCCTCGCAAGCATAGTTCAACTCCTCGCAACGGCGACGAATGTGGGCCTTGGCGTTGCTGTGGGGAACGAATGCAGCCGGATCAAGCGGTTTGCCCGGGGCGCACAGGCTGGGGCAATAAGTGGCCGATTCGGGCGAGATACCCGCCTTTCTCGCCGCGGCAAGGATCTGTTTGCGACGGAATGGCCCGACGTTTTCCAATCCTGTGCCAACGTCGGCGACGTAGGCGGTATCGGTGCCAATCACAGCGGGGCAAGGGAAAAGCCAAATCAGTTTTCCATTGCAGTATGCACAACGATCAACACCGTTATGCTTTGGAATATCGGCACGCGGATGACGTTGCTCGAAGACTGATTTGCAGTTTTCACATTGATAATTGTAGGAAGGCATTATCTGACCTTTGATTGTGTGGCTTGTTTACGTCGGGTTTCCGCTTCGTATCGCTTGATTTCCAATTCCTGTTGTTGGGTATCAGCTTCTTTTTCCCTGTCTTCATCTTCAGCCGTCGGGGGCATCATCTCAGGCAGTTTGAGCCGACCCAATGGCACTTCAAAGACTTCGGCGGCCATCTCGACGTATTCATTCCACGGGCCCGTCACGCCCGCCGCGGCAAACTGCTGCAATAAGGGCAACATCGTCTGGGAGATGGCTTGAAGATCAGACATCTGCTTCTGCCGGTTCTTACGCCGACCGCTTCCCGCTTCGACTAAAACTAGATCGGCGCACGCCTCGACCGGTTCGTCCGTATTGACTAATGTGGCCCAGGCCAACGAAAACGGTCCGTAGGCGTTCTGGTCTTCGGTTGGTTGCTCACCGAACAGGGGAGCAACTGTCTGTGGATTTACGTAAAGCCGGCTCATCTGCGCTTCTTTTGATGCGCATTGACTATTCCACTCTTCTACAGCGTCGGCGTAATCATTGGGTCGGTTGGTAACGTTAGCTTGCCGAACACCCGCTTCTTCAGCACTGCGAATTTGCCGATTCCCTTCACCACCGTAAAGCAGCGGGTCCATGCCGCTTCCCTGCTCGAAGGCCCGCTCAATTTGCACAACGAGTCGCCAAAGATCCGCGTTAACGGGCGGAAATTGAATGATATGGATCAGCTTTCCGATTTCCTCGCCTGGAAAATCCTTCATGCCGACGACCGTCTGATCGAGACCAGAACGGATTGCTTTCTTGACTGCCAACTCTAACGAGTCGGCTGTGACAATAATGTCCCTGCACGTCGTTCGGACTCTTCCCATCAAGAAGGCGTAAAGGTGGTCGAGAAAAATTTGCAGCGGGATTACACCTTGGAGAGGTGCAGTCGGCCAGGGGGAATCGGTTCCCGGATAGATGTCCAGGGGCGTGCAAGGGAATGGATTGGAGGGCTCGGCAAAAAAAGCGATCGGCCACTCCATTCGGCCGTGCAATTCGGCCTCCGTAGCTACGTTCCAGATATCGGGCGGTAGATTGAGCGGATAATCGAGCCCTGGGAGGATGGCCAACCAGATATGCCGGCCTAACGCATCGAGCATACTGCTCTTCTCGCGCAACTCCTCGTCGGCGGCTTTATGGTGCTGACCGAGACCGACGCGGCTCCATACTTCAAACCAGACACACTCATCCGACCCTTCGGCAGGAATGACTTGACGAGCATCCTCGGCCGCCTGTTTCTGAGCTGCCTCCAATTTGTGAGCATCAATTCCGAATCGTTCGGCCAAGCGCCACGATGGCCAATGGTGCTCCCGGATGATGTAGCCAGCCTCACGCCATTGACGACAGGAATGGTCGATGAACAGATGATCCACTGTATCATAGAACGAACCGGGAATGAATCCGGTAGGTCCTTGGATCATTTCGTGCCATGCTACTCCGCGCCCTTTTGCTAGCGCTTCAGTGATGGCCGTGCGTTGTTCTCGTTTGGCCCCGTACTCGCCGGGCAGATAGTTAAGCCACCATTGCAAGAGCCAGATACGAAGCTGTTCATCGGGCGTCGGCTCAGATGAAACTTGCAGAGCTACTGCCAAATGTTCTGGTAATGGGGGCCGGCGGGAGCTGACAATTCGATCGGGGATCTTAGCATGGACGAACGGCAAGACCACGTTGACAAACTCGCGGGTCTTGTTTAACCGCGGCTTGTAATAGGGATCTTGGTTATCTGCGCCGGGGAATAGAAATTCCGGGTTGTCCGTTTCGATATAGAGTTGCCGATAGCTCTTGCCCATAAATCCCCAGAGCTGCTCGGCCTGGGCACCGAATTGGCGATGCTTTGCCTTGCGGCAAAGTTCTTTCTCCTTGATCCAGAACTGAACGACCGATTGAATGTAATTCATGGAGAAGCGATTGCAGGTTCAGATGTTTGGCGTACTTCGCTGGCGCTTCGTAGTTGTTTGCCTGTCTTTCTCGTCGCCGACTTATTGCCGCCGACCTTTTCTTTGAATTGATCTTCCAGTGTGGCCACGCGGACGACCAGCGCGTCGAGTAGCTGCTGTTGCGAGATCAGGCGATCTTCAAGCCCGATAAGAATTTGCTGGTTCCGCGACAACCGGAAGACGCCCGAGCCGGGCCTGTTCGTCAAAACATCGCGGCTTTCTTGGATGCGTTCCTCGACGGGGCCGATTTCGGCGCAGCGGTCGTCATCGATATGAAGACACCACTCGATCAGGATTTGGCCCAAAGAGGGGCTGTTTAGCAGAATATCCGCCCCATCGTGATATGCCTTTACCACGCTGCCGGGATGAACGTCGTGCATCAGGATTTTGCCGGTTTGCGGATCGCGAGCGATGTCGATAACAACTTCGACCATGTCGTTGATCTTGAGTTGTTTGTAATTAAAACTCATCACATACTCCTTCGTGTGGTGCGGTTAACCCACTTCCATCGCGGCTCCAAAACGTCGCGATTGTCGGCGGGCGTGGTCGTGTTGTCGCTTGGCATGGAACCGATCAGCGACCGAGCGGCACGGCGGCGGCGTGCGTATCCGAATAGGCTCGGGCGGATGGAACGTCGGATTGAAGGCGGCGGCATATTCGAGACAGTCCAGCAGGTCTTGCGGCTGTTTGAGCCGTCGTTCGGGAGTAATATATTGGGCTAGACTGATTTGCCGATCGAGTTCGGGAAGAGCGCCACGAACGACTTGGAGGATAGGTGTTCCGGCGAATGGTCCGGTGCCTCGAATCTGCATCCAACCCTTGAGGGCCTCTTCGCGGGCATGAACGTCATTGCAACTTGGGAAAAAACCGGCAATCGGCCCCTGGACGCGAGGAACGACGCCAGCCGATTCTAAGGCCCGCCAGTAGTAGGGAGCGGTACGGTCCCGGGCTTCGTGTCCCATCGGAGTCTGCTTACCGGCCTGTTGGTCGATGATGATCGCTTCAAAATGAGCGCCCCCCTGACGAGCTTTGATTTCAGCGGCCAGTCGAGTCGCGTCTCCCTGGCGTATATCAACGCCATCGATGACCCAGCGATGGCGCTCTTTCGGATCGACGCCAATGATGAGGGCTGCGCTGCGCACCGCGCCTGGGTCGATGAATAAGTATCGGCACCAGGTCGTCATGGGGAATGGAAACGGTTCACAACCATGAGAGCCGTTAGGTGAATAGTCCCGATAGATTTTCCGGCCCACTACGGCGCTCTCGCCATAATACCGCACCATCACGTCCTGCTCGGTAGTGAGCGTATTGAGAAAGAAATCGCGTTGCTCTTCGGAAATGAATGGATTATCGACGATTCGTAACTGAAACGCATCGATATAGATTGATCCGGCATTGGCTTTTTCAGTCAACTCATAAAGCTCCGGACCCCCTTCTTGATGAGTAGCTGCCCAAATCATCTTTCCCCCGTGTCTGATCAGACGGGGAATCAACTCGTTCACCCAGGCATCCGTATGTTTCAAATCCTCGTCGAGGTAGACGAGATGGAGCTGCCGTCCACGCGGGGGTCTGCCATTGGAACTTCGCCAGAGGATCGTCCAACCCGTGGTGAGCGTCGTCAGGCGGGGAATCCGTTTGTTGGGCCGGTCCCACGCCTGTTCGGCGACGAATCGGGGTGGAATGAGAGGCGGGGCGTCAACCCACTTCTCGCGATAGGAATCGTCATATAGATCAATCTGTCGGGGGTTGTTCGGGTTGGGACGCACGGCCCGCAATTGACCCGTTTGTTCATCTGGAATCAACTTGAACTCACCCGGGTTGAACAGCTTGTGATAGACGGGATCTGCGAGATGATCGCCGTCGTAACCGACAATAATCGCTCTTCCGTTTTTCTTGGGATATTTGTTATATGGATCTTGCCCCGTGACGGCACGGGCAAGTTCCAGAAGACCATGAAAAGTTTTTGCCGAGTTATGCGACCAAAGTCCCGCCGTCACGTAAGTGTTGGTTGGATCAACTGTCAAACCAACGACATACTTCTTGTGGCAATGATGCCGCCATTTGACCGTAACCCACTTTTCATCTGGACACGGTTTGCACTTACGCTTCTGGACCCCGGTTTTGGCTTTCCACTTGTCCTGTTTTCTGACCAGAGCGCATCCAATTCGTTCCACGAAACGGTCGGCCCACGGGCCGTGTGCTGTCAATCGCCACTGATCAAACTGCTTGTCGCCGAGTGTTTTTGCCGTGTGAGTCAACTCGCTAAAGACGCCAAAGGCCAGAAGTAATTGCTGCACTTGCGTGAGCAGGAGTTCCGATGCCGAAATCCAGACGATCCGCCGCCCCTTGACGCTCTTCTTGGGCATGTAGACACACCCATCCGTGTCCGTGTATCCCCGGAGAAACTGTCGGGCAAGTTCACGCGCTCCGAAGACCGCGCTTGGAATGCTTTTCTCCCGGGCGCCAACCATTTGAACACCCCAGAGATATTCCATTTTCTCTTTGAGAGAGGCAATGCAAACCCGCAGGTCGACTGCTTTGTTTCCCGCTTTTTGATCAACCTGCACGTGCTGGCTGCTTAGATACGTCGTAAACCACTCGGCCAGAAATGCGTCAGCGGTGGTTAAGCGCATGACGCCATGCGGTTGCGTGAGACATCCGTCGCCCACCATGATGCCGCAAAAATAAGCATCCGTTGCCGTCATCACCGGTGAGTCATCCCAGGGCCAATCGTCCAAGGCAACTTTGATTTCGTCGCCGGGCCGTATGTCAGCAACCGTCTTAAAGCCTTCTTTAGTTAGCAGCGGATGCTCTCGGTTGGCTACGACGGAATACCCGCCGGTGCAAGTGACCCGGAAGGTAGTAACGGGCTCTGGCGAAATCCACTTAGCGATAACCTGACCGCCAATTACCGCGTCGCCAACCTTAACGTGTGCCGCCGGAAGCAAACCACGATTGGTTGGGATTGGTGTGTCCAATGAGGTACATTGATTTGACCCAAAGAGTAAACGCACCTGTTTTTTAGAACTAAAGAATGCTTCGGTATGTGGAAGCGGCCGAGCTAATCGAAGTGCTTCCTGACGAAGCTCCAGGATTCGTTGCGCAAGGCGCACAGCTTGCCGGGCTAAGGTCGTTCGATCCACGTTCCAATCGAACGGGGCCGGCGTAGTCTGTTCGACGAGCGATTGAAGATCGGCAGCGTTCACTTGAGTTCCTGGAGAAGACGGGTGAGCTGAGCTTCGTTTTCCGACAAATCGTCGCTACCAACCGAACCTTCGCCGAACCGGATGACCGCGTGGGTGATCATCATCAACAGCTTGATTTTTGCCGGATGGCCGTCGGGCAATTTCTCAAACTGGTGCTTAAGTGCTTTGGCGACGGTTGTAAATCCTCCAAAGGCATCCAGAAGCGTTTTGAGCGCATCGCGGCCCGTGGCATCTTCTAGGAGTGCCTTCTGGGCCATATCCATCAATTGATCTAACTCTTCTTTGCGGGGCACGATTCAACGTCTTCTACGATGCAGGAGATATTTTGGTGTTTCGTTCCATCCGCGGTCCACCAGTGGTGAGCGGTCAATACTA